TGTGGTCGAACATCGGCCTGCATTCGAAGAAAGGCCCGACGTGGGGCCAGATGGGGCGCAGCTTCATCCGCGCCGTGCTCAACAGCGCGCGCAACGTCCACCCGCAGGACAACACGCCGCAGGCTGCCGCCGCGCGCCGCATCCAGGGCTTCCACGAACTGGACGGCATCGAGTTCCTCGCCCGCGTCGATGTCGAGAAGGACGCCAAGGGCCTGGATCGCAACGTCGTCAAGCTCGCCGTCGAACCCGATCACCCCGACTACGCCAAGTTCATGGGCGTGCCGCCCAAGGCCAAGACCGGCGGCGGCAGCTCGGGCGCACCGGCGCAGGCAGCTCCGGCCTACGCCGCGCCCGCGCCGCAGCGCGCGGTCACCGGCAAGCCCGCTTGGGCGCAGTGAGGGGGCGAATGAAATGCTGGGTCTGCAAACGACAGGCGCGCGGGTACGGCCATATGGATGGCCGGTTCAAGCCCGGCGATCCGCGCCACTACGTGCTCGACTGGGTGTTCTGCTCGCGCCGCTGTCAGGACGCCTTCCACATGCTCTACGGCAACTGGACGCGGGTGCAGGAAGGACGCGTCGCCAAGACGGAGGTCGCCATGATCGATCCGTCTGATGTCGAACTGGGCGCGATGAAGAAGTGCCTCAAGGCCTTCGGCGAAGCGGCGGGCGAAATCGGCTTCGACAAACCGTTGGGCGACTATGCCGAAGCCGAAGCGTTGCGCGTCATCGACGCCATCGTCAGCTGCTACACCGAGGCGATGGTCGCGCACCACGAAGCGACCAAATACCCGCCCGTGCGCGGCATGGCTCCGACGCCTGATCCCTTCGATCTGTCCGATCTGGAGGACAAGGATTTCTGGGAGGCGAAGCCATGATGGACTTCAATTCCACGGCCAGCGTCTCCGGCCAGATCACGGCACTGATCGACAGCGGGATGCAGCAAGCCCGCGCGCGCCAGCCCGAACGCCAGTACCTCGGCGCATCGCGGATCGGCGTGCCCTGCGAGCGCGCCTTGCAGTTCGAGTTCGCCAAGGCTCCGTTAGATCACGGGCGCGACACCGAAGGCCGGATGCTGCGCATCTTCGAGCGCGGCCACGTCATGGAGGACTGCATGGTCGCGTGGCTGCGTGACGCGGGCTTTGATCTGCGCACGCGCAAGGCCAGCGGCGAGCAGTTCGGATTCTCGGTGGCCGACGGTCGGCTGCAAGGCCACGTCGACGGCGTGATCGTCGGCGGCGCCGATGGTTTCGCCTATCCCGCGCTGTGGGAGAACAAATGCCTCGGCGCGAAGTCGTGGCGCGAGCTGGAGAAAAACGGCCTCGCCATCGCCAAGCCGGTCTACGCGGTGCAGGTGGCGATCTACCAAGCCTATCTCGAACTGCACGAGCACCCGGCGATCTTCACCGCGCTCAACGCCGACACGATGGAGATCTACGTTGAGCGCGTGCCCTTCGATGCGGCGCTGGCGCAGCGTTATTCGGATCGTGCCGTGAAGGTCATCACCGCCACCGACGCCGGAGAACTGCTGCCGCGCGCCTTCAACGACGCCACCCGCTTCGAATGCCGGATGTGCGCGTGGCAAGACCGCTGCTGGAGGCCGTCATGAGCCAAGCCCCTCTGAACGCCGTGCTCGGCGAACAACTGATCGACTCGCGCCAAGCCGCGCTGATGTTCAACCTGCCGACCTACTGGCTCTCGCAAGCCAAGGAACGCAAGCGGCGCGGCATTCCGCACTACCGCGTCGGCAAGCTGGTGCGCTTCAAACCCAACGAACTGGAAGCATGGATCGTCGCGCAGCAGGCATCCGGCAAGGAGGCTGCGGATGCTTGATTTCAACGACACGCCAACCCCGGTTCCGCGTGACTTCGATGCCGAACGCGAAGCGATCCGCACCGAACTGCTCGCGCGGTTGGAGCCGGTGCTGGCCGCGCTGTTCCCCGCAGGCAAGAAGCGCGGCGGCAAGTTCCTCACCGGCGACGTGCTCGGCAGTCCGGGCGACAGTCTGGAGATCGTGCTCGACGGCGACAAGGCGGGCCTGTGGACGGATCGCGCCACGGGCGACGGCGGCGACATCTTCGCGCTGATCGCCGCGCACCTCGGCATCGACGCCCACGCCGACTTCCCGCGCGTGCTCGATGCCGCGACCGAATTGCTCGGACGCGCGCCGTCGGCACCGGTGCGCAAGGGCAAATCGGTGCCACCCGTCGATGACCTCGGCCCGGCCACCGCGAAGTGGGACTACCTCGACGCCTCCGGCAAGCTGATCGCGGTCGTCTACCGCTACGACCCGCCCGGACGCAAGAAGGAGTTCCGTCCGTGGGACGCCAAGCGGCGCAAGATGGCTCCGCCCGATCCGCGTCCGCTCTACCACCAGCCGGGCATGACCAGCGCCGCGCAGGTGGTCTTGGTCGAAGGCGAGAAGTGCGCGCAGGCGCTGATCGACGCGGGCATCACCGCCACCACCGCGATGCACGGCGCGAACGCCCCGGTCGAGAAGACCGACTGGTCGCCGCTGGCGGGCAAGGCCGTGCTGATCTGGCCCGAGCTGGGAGTACGCGACGCAGGCGGCACAGGCCATCCTGTCGGCGGGCGCGAAAACCTGCCACATCCTGTACCCGCCCGAAGAAACGGCGGAAGGCTGGGACGCGGCGGACGCCGTGGCCGAGGGGTTCGACGTTGCGGCCTTCCTCACCCACGGCCCGCGCCTCCAGATGCACGACATCGACGAGGACGCCGCGCCGGTCGTCAGCAGCGACGAATCGGTGTGGGGCACCGAGGATGCGCTGGCGCTGGCCTTCACCCGGCGCTACCACCGCGACTGGCGCTACGTCGCCGCGTGGGGGCGATGGCTGGTGTGGGACGGCCACCGCTGGCGCACTGAGGACACGCTGGCGGCCACCGACCTGATCCGCAGCGTCTGCCGCCATGCCGCTGTCCACGCCGAGAACCCGAAGATCGCCGCCAAGCTCGCCAGCTCCGGCACGGTCGGCGGCGTCGAACGGCTGGCGCGCGCGGATCGCAGGCACGCGGCCACCACCGCCGAATGGGACGCCGACCCGTGGCTGATCAACACGCCCGGCGGCGTGGTCGATCTCAAGACAGGCAGGCAACGTCCGCACGACCGCGCCGACCGGATGACCAAGATCACCACGGCCACGCCGGATGGCGACTGCCCGATCTGGCGGCAGTTCCTCGCCGAAGTCACGGGCGGTGACGCCGAGCTGCAAGCCTACCTGCAACGGATGACCGGCTACGCGCTGACCGGCTCGACGCAGGAGCACGCGCTGTTCTTCCTGTACGGCACGGGCGCGAACGGCAAGTCGGTGTTCGTCAACACGCTGGCCACGATCCTCGGCGACTACGCGGCCAACGCGCCGATGGACACCTTCATGGAAACGCGCACCGACCGTCACCCGACCGACATGGCAGGCCTGCGCGGCGCACGCTTCGTGGCCGCCATCGAAACCGAGCAGGGACGGCGTTGGGCCGAGTCGAAGATCAAGAACCTCACGGGCGGCGACAAGATTTCCGCGCGCTTCATGCGGCAGGACTTCTTCGAGTTCTTCCCGCAGTTCAAGTTGTTCGTGGCGGGCAACCACAAGCCCGCCATCCGCAACATCGACGAGGCAATGAAGCGGCGTCTGCACCTGATCCCGTTCACGATCACCGTGCCACCCGAACGCCGCGACAATCTGCTCCAGCAGAAGCTCTTGGCCGAGCGCGACGGCATCTTGGCGTGGGCGGTTCAGGGCTGTCTCGACTGGCAGCGTCTGGGCAGGCTCGATCCGCCGCAGCAGGTGCTCGAAGCGACCGAGGAGTATTTCGAGGCCGAGGACGCGCTGGGCCGCTGGCTCGACGAACGCTGCGTGCGCGAGGTCAATGCGAAATCGCTGACCGCCGAGCTGTTCGGCGATTGGAAGCAGTGGGCCGACTCCGCTGGCGAGTTCATCGGCTCGCAGCGCCGCTTCTCCGATCTGCTGATCACCCGTGGCGTCGAGAAATGGCGCAACACGGCGGGCGTCCGTGGCTTTCGTGGCGTCGGCCTCAAGCACCCGACCACGCCCGCTTACACCCCATACGCCGACAACTGACCGCCATGCCGACGCATCCGACTGACGCATTTGACGCACTACGTCGTTACTTCCCCCGCGCGCGTGCGCGTGCGCACGCCTCATGGGAGATTCGATGTGCTGCGTCCGGTGCGTCAGTCCGAACCGAAACAAGGACTGCAACCATGACCACGACCATCCTCGCCCTCGACTTGGGCACCACCACCGGCTGGGCGCT